AAAAACCCAGGAATTAACACCCTGGGTTTTTTAATATCAACTATTTCTATTAATAAAATTGTTATAGTAGTAAATGTCCCCGCAATACGGAAACATTCGGGGACGTGAGCAAACCTGTATTAGAGGTCAACTATGGACAATAATAACAGCATTGTTGCGATTCAGTTTAACGATGTCAAGATTTTAACCAGAGAATCGGATGGTTGGGTGAACCTGACCGAGATGTGCAAAGTCTACGACGCAAGACTCGATAACTGGATGCGCTTAAAATCCTCAAAGACCGAGATGGCAAGCATTGTAAACTCCCTCAGATTAAACTCCCTCACTACTGAGGTTGAATCTTCAAACCCTTACAGCGCAATTATTGAAACCAAGGGAGGAAGAAAAGGTGGGACGTGGGGACACCCGTTGCTTGCCGTTAGAATAGCTCGATGGGTAAACCTCCCGCTTGCTGACTGGCTCGATGCTCACAGTCTTGTCTTGATGACGGACGGCAAAACTTCCTTGGATATCGATCCGTTTGAAAGGATGCAGGAAATTTTTGCAGACCTCAGACTTGACCTAGATGATTCAAACTCGATTGATGACCGCTTCTACGATATCGAGGCTTATCCTAGCTGGTCTATTGAGTCAGGGAATTAGGCGATCGCAACTTAACAACCAAAAGGCACGGAGTCAAAACCCGTGTTTTTTGGTGTCTAATCCAGTCCTAGAAAGAATTTTAGATTACCTATTGACAAACCTAAAAGCCTTACTATTAATATTATATCACAGTTAATATTAATTAGTCTAACAATTTCCCGATTAAAGCTATGGCGATTACACCCCTGGATTGGATGCTAAAGGGTGTTAAGTTAACTATCTGAATCGTGCGAGTATTTCTTTCTTCTACTTGGCAAATCAATGACACTCAAAATAATACTTTCACATCGACTAGCTTGAGATGTGTTTGTCATCCCACCAAGGAAACGAAAGGCATCAACAGTTAAAAATATATGATGCTTGTAGCGACTATCTTCTGGTTTTTTAAATCTCTTAACTGAATAACCGTCCGCGTATTTGACAGAAGAAACCATGTGATAGTTTTTTATTTTTTCTGAACAATCACTTTTGCTCTCGTATCCCAACCATCTCCAAGCGTCATCAAAGCTCACTGGAAAATCATCTACAGAGTCAAGTAGCGCGATCGCAGTTTCAGTGTTAAAATTAGTCATGGTGATATTGTATGCCAGTGTTACAGCCCTTGGGTATTTGACGTACCGCGAAGGGCAACTTCTATTAACATTATATCACAATTAATATTAATTAATCTGGCAATTTTCCGATTAGTTTAGGCTCAATTCCTGTTAGTTTGGAAAATCTTTGACAGATAATTTCACAGTATGCGGGTGAAAGCTCGAATCCGCATACTGTGCGATCGCCTCCTGATTTCTCACCAGCAATAATATCCGTCCCACTGCCTAAAAATGGAGAATAAATAATCCCATCATCGGGTGAACTACTTTTATAAATTCTGGCAATCATGTCAACGGGTTTGGGTGTAGCATGACCCCATCGTTCTTCACCCTGAACTCTGGGATATTCCCATACATCGGTCATGTTTTCGTGGGTATTATTGAAATAGGCACGGGTGGCATAATATTCCTTTTTAAGTTTGTCATATTCCTTTTTAAGTTTGTCATATTCCTTTTTAAGTTTGTCATATTCCTTTTTAAAAGCGTTGCCAATTGCTTCCGTTTGCAGTCGATTGTATTGATCCTCTTGAGGAAACGACCATTGACTTTTGCTAAACCAGTGATCCGCCATTCGAGGGTGAAAACCAAAAAAATCAGCAACTATTTTATTATTCCATCCCATCTTATCTCGCTCAGATTGTAGATAAATCCTAATAGGTTCAAACCCATCCCAATAATTATCAGCATTATTATTAAAACCTTGTTCACCAACCATATAAAATAAACAATGTTCTGTTACTGTTGGAAACATTCTAAAATCATCTGACCCCATCCCTTGACCGTGCTTTTTATCCCAAATTATCTGATTCCTAAATGTCAACCTCTCACTATCTTTCAACCCGCCCGAATACCATAACCGCCATAAATCCTCAGCATTTCCCCAAATATAAAAACTGCCATTATCTTCTACATTCCCACGGCAAGCCCTGATCCATTTCATCTGAAAATCATCTAGCTTTTCTCGGTAGAGGTTATCATTCAGAACCCCGTCCTTTTCTTTGCCCATTCCATAAGGTGGGTCAGAATGGACTAATACAGCCTTGCCATCCCCCAACAAAGCCCTAACATTCTTCTCAATAGTAGAATCACCGCAACCCAATCGGTGGCGGCCCAGTGCCCATATTTCACCCAACTTAACCCTTGATTCAATTTCATCAACCTTATCCAGAAGCTCGGCTATTTCTTCCTCATCTTCCTCTTGCTGTTCAGTCGAGTCAAACCCTTCACCCTTGCCCAACTGTTCCAACAATTCATTTAATTTATAATCAGGGAAGAACTCACTCAGATCAACTTCCTGAGCTAAATCATTTAAAAGATCAAAGTCCCATGTACTGAAATCCGAGGCAGTATTATCAGCGATCGCATATTGTTTCCATTGTTCCTCAGTCAACCCTTTACGCTTAACAGCAACAATAGTATTACCATCTACCTCAACTGTTAAGACCTTCTCAATCCCTAATTGGCCTGCCTCCTCAAAGGTTCCATTACCAGCCCGAATCACATCATTTTCATCGACTACAATACTTCGAGCCGCCCCAAATTGTTCCAATGATTTCCTAATAACACTTGCTGATAAGGGCGTTCTTTTCCGTGCGTTATTCGGATCGGGAGTCAATTTGCTGATATCTGTCTCAGTAATTTTAGGTTTAGTCATAACTCAATAGTAGATAGGTTTCTAACCTATGTTATCTTGATAATACTGTTTATCGACATTTACCGACATAAAAAAATTCAATATAGCTAAAATTGAAAAAGCTGTTGAGATTTTTCTTGATAACCCCTGGCTAAATATTGTTGATTTAGCCGGAAAAGTTGGTGTATCTGAGAGGGTGATTAGATACTGGAAAAAACACCCCATCTGGGAAGAAACCAAGACTAGAATAATATATAAACGTGCGGAGGTTTTAGGGGCAATGTCTGAACAAGAAAAGATCGAACTTAGAGAAAAACTTTTAGAGCGACAACGTGAAATAGATATTTTTAGAAATGCTCTTAAAGAGAATACTGCACAGTGTTTCAAGGTTACAAACCAAGCCTATCGGGATCTTACCAAAGACAATGATGCAGTTAAGGCTTGTGCTAAAGCTACAAAATCAGGTATTCATGTCCAATCTAAAAATGCAATGGATGGACTAAAAACAATCATGCTGATAGATGAACACAGTTATCAACTCAGTATTATTATTGAAAACTTCGATGACTCCGGCGAAGATGACGAGGATTAATTATTATGCTTCGAGCTATTCAGAAGGGAGAACGACTCAAGAAAGAGTTAAAAGAAGCAAGGAAGCGACGGAGGCAAAAACGAACCAAGTCGGGTCATAATTCCTTAACCCGATTCAAAGATGACCCCGTAGGCTTCTCTCGGTTTATCGGAGTAGCCCCAACGGTTGATCAACAGCGATTCCTTGAGAGTGTCCGAGACAACCCAGAAACAAACGTTAAGGCAGCGCACGGGGTCGGAAAGTCTATCGGTTCGGCTGTATGCGTTCTGTGGTGGGTTTTCGCTGTTGACGGTTTGGCAATCACTACAGCGCCAACAGAGGATCAGGTTAAACAAATCCTATGGTCTGAGATACGAAAAATCTATGATCGCAACAAAGAAAAGTTAGGGGGAACCAGGGGGGAGCTATTTGTCAGAAAGTCAGAAACCGCCCGTGCTTATGGCTTTACCGCTCGCAACTATGATACAAACTCATTCCAAGGTAAACACGCGGATCGACTTCTATTAATTGCAGACGAAGCCGATGGTATCTCGGACATTATTGATGATGGGTTTCAGAGTTGTTTAACGGGGTCAAGTAACAGGGGATTAAGAATTGGCAACCCGTTGAATAAACAGTCGTCATTCTCAAAGGCTTGCGATCGCACTGCAATAACAATCCCTGCATGGAATCATCCCAATGTCGCCTGGGCATATCACCTAGAAGAAACCATAGACCCATCGGGTAAAATTCGATTAATTCATAGACTAAAGCCATCGGTGGCACTACAACTTTTAGACTCAAATGGATTGGTCAAAACTCAAGATCAATGGCCCCCTGAGTTTCCCCGTGATGTCATCCCCGGCGCTATATCCCTTAAATGGATTGAGGAAGTTAGACAGGATAAAGGCGAGTTTTCCGTGTTTTGGCAGGGAAGGGTAGAGGGCATTTTTCCTGAAGATGTCATCGAGGGAATCATCCCCTCCACTTGGTTAAAAGCTGCAAGGGAACGCTACGACTTTAATCCTGAGTATTGGGATAGACGGGCTATTATTTCACCTTGGAGGCTTGGCATTGATGTTGGGGATGGGGGGGATAGTCACGCCGTTGCATTATGGCGGGGTGATGTTCTGTATGAAGTAGTCTTATATCCCACTCAAGGGGATGAGCTTGATACTATTAGAATCGCTGATATTGTTGCTGAAAAGATCAGGAAATTAGGGGGTGCTTATTATGCGGCGGTTGATAAAACGGGCGTGGGTGCAGGGACATTAGCACGATTAAAACAGCAAGGTTTCTTGGTTAGAGGTTGCGCTTTTGGAGAATCAGCCGAAAGTAACCACGAATTTTCCAACCGTAAGACCGAGCTATTTTGGAAACTCAGGGACGGGTTAAGGTT